CATGGATTCTGTATGGGATTCTGTCGGGGATTCTGTATGGGCCTATGTTTCCAGCTTTTTTGATATTCCGTATGCATATGATTTCTCGTCCTGTGTACAGCTCTGGGAGGCTGGTTTTCTGCCTGTGTACGATGGACAGAGAGGGATGTTAATGTCAGGTAAAAAAGCTGTTGTTGTATATACACAGGACGATAAGAAGGTGGTGATATGACGCTGGAACAGGACAGGGCAAAAGAGATAGCTGTCAGGATGTGGGGCTGTATCCGGGATATGACACCGGGTGATCTGGCCCGTGTTACTGGCAGCTCCTGGTCGGATCAGATCTTTTTAGTTACCGGCTTCTTTATTCATAACTTGAAAGGGTCCGCAATAAAACAGATGCTTTTAGCAGCGGAGATTACGCCGGAGGAAGCGGAGTGTATCCGGGATCATAACGACTGTGCGCTGTGTGCGTGCATGCCGGAGGATACCGGGTGCTGCGGGTGTCCTCTGGAGGACTGTACGGACTATGACGGCCTGTACCAGCATGCCGTTATGAGATGTAATTCATGGGTACACTGTACGGATTCCCTGAATTACAGGAAGTTCGTCCGGGCATGTGATGATATTGTCAGATGTGTGAAGGAGTGGTGAGGATGAAGACTAAAATTATTTACTATGACGGGAGGCCGTATAACGGCGTGTTCCGTGTGTCCGTCGAACTCGGGATAACACCGAGGTCGGTGTACAATGCGCTTGCCGCGGGCTTATATAAAGGAAAGCGTATATCGTATGACCCCGGGGATATGAAGGATGCGGAGGTGCATGCAAAGGTTCATCATCCGGGCGAGCCTCTTATCCAGCATCCCGTGGTGTCGGGGATAGCGACCGACTGGAGGGGATACTATGAATGACCGGGAGCTTTCGGTCTGTTTCGGAACTATGAAGGCCGAGGTGCTGAAGGAGGCTCCGGGTCTGTGGGTGGATGCGGATTTTACAGGGGACGCCGTATGGTCTCAGCTTATGGAACAGGAGGACGGAGGTATTGCGTGCTGCTGGTATATGCCCGCGTCCTGTTCCCCTCATGCGTATATGAGGGTATTCCATGCAAAGTTCCGGATGTTCCGGGCATACAGACAGCGGGAAGCACATAATTTTGTGCACCGTATTCTTCACGGGCCACGGACCCGCAGATGACTGTACGGATGTACAGGATTGATTTCCTGTGCATGCAGGTATAAAATAATTATAATGGAGAAATTGTATGAGTAAAAGAATAAATACTGTGCGTTCGCTGGAGATTACGCGCAGGTGTATGAATGACCGTATGGGAAGACATTACGTGGAGTTGTATTCTGCGTTTGCAGAGTCCCTCCGGGTGTATATCCGGAAAACATATCCGGAATACCAGAAGTTTATACAGGCTGCAGTCTCGATCGGAGTAGGACTGTCTGAGTCTGTCAGGACCCGGGATACATATGAACTGAGTTTCCATCAGTCAGCCGGAACTGATGACACCGGAATTCTTCCGTTTCCGGTATCCGGATGGTTCGGGGACGGTTCCGGTGTACTGGATATCCGTAAAAATCCTTTCAGCTGTGCAGGTTATACTCCGGAGGTACCTGTCACAGCAGGGGAGATGTGGTACCAGCAGTTGTCTGTTACAGGCGTAGCTGTAACGGATGCTTATTACTGTTCGATGTGGGTCCCATATAAAAAGGAATCCGGTGCGGATGTACTCGCTGCACGGAATGCACTCTGCCGTTATGCAAAGAAGGTACTGCAGGAGGCAGGGGTCATATACGGGTTAGTATCGTCATACAGTACTGTACAGGACCTGCAGACAGCCGTTCCGGAGATGGCGGAGTATATACCGGAGGGTGCACGTGAGAGATCCGCTTCTGTTTCTGCAGATCCTGAATCTGTAAAGGCAGTCCGGTCCTTTCTGGAGGAAAAAGATGGTTGTTGATGACATAGTTTTCGATCCGGAGGACCACACATACTGTGCAAAGGGAAGACAGTTATCAGGTATTACCGGGATCACGGCATGGCGGTGCGGTATGCATTTTCCGGTCAGGGGGTCTGATAAGGTTCCGGATTTTCTTGCGGACGCATGCGAGCACGGGACGGATGTACATGATGCCGTAAGCCGGGCGCTGCTTACGAGGGTGTTTCCGTCCCGGAGGGAGGACGAGGCCCGGTGGGTTGTCCGGCATATGCTGGGGATGTACGGACGTAATACGGAGTTCAAGTCCGAGTGGCTGGTGTCGGATCTGGCGAATCTTGCGTCATGTATTGATATTGCGGTTCCTCTGGGGGACGGGCAGTATGATATCTATGACATCAAGACGGGGAAGTACCATATGGATTATTGTTCCCTGCAGCTGGGTTTTTATAAGTGGATGCTGAAAGTATCCCGGGGTTTCGGTGTACGGAGCTGCGGGGTGATAGCATCTGGGGACCGGATGGTTTATCCTGTAATTCCTGCGGACGAAGGGTATGTGCAGGATACCGTCCGGAAGTATTTTATGATTCCGTGGCACAGGATGCCCGGGGGGAATGTATGAAAGTATCAAGGGAACTGATGATTTCATGGGGGGACAGGAATAAGGCGTTTATCGGAGGCATGTATTTTTTCGGTAATTCTCCTGCAGAAGTGATCCGTGCTGCCAGAGGAACACGTACGGGTGCTGTGGTACCGGACGCAGCACATAGCCTTAAATGTATTGATGGCAGTACGCATCCGTTCATCTACCGGGGGATAGTAGGATTCAGGTATATTTATCCGGCGGATTCGGCGGGGAATGCAGTCCGTATTACAAGTAAAAAGGAGTCCGGACTCCGTATGAGGCGTGATGATCCGGATTCCTGGAGACGGGGTCATGTTTTTGATCCTTCCCGGATATTTGGAAGAGGTAATTTCCAGATGGCGGAAATCGGGGGTATGTATCTTTTTTCGGATGATCTGAACACGCTGGAGCATAAGGTAATTGAATGGACTATATGCAGCAGATCCGGTTCAGGGCGTTGTAACGGACGTGACCTTGGCCCGAAGGTTTTCAAACTTATACAGGTGGGGGATGTGGGTTATCCGTTCAGGGATTCGAACGATAGTATCTGGAAATATGCATATCATCTTCCGGAGGATCCGGAGATTGTACGGAATACAGGGACGGATAGTTTTTTTGACGTCAGTAAATTGATCTGGGTGGGGCATCTGGGACCTATGGTTATCGGAGGTCTGTACTGGTTTGCGGACAGTGTGACTGTACTCAGACAGAAAATTTCAGGAGCGGACTGTGTGTCCTGTCATAAGGGTACGCTGTGTAAAGTTAATGTGTACGGGGAACAGAATAACAGTAGTTCACATTGTAATATGCTTCAGGCTGATAATGGGGAATGGTATAATTACGCATATCCTGCGGATGATAAATAAGGAGGTTGTATAGTGGTTAAAAGTGTAAAAAAAGTGGTTCCGGAAAAAGGTTCCCGGACGAAGGATGTGGCTGTCAGGTTTGAGATCAGCAGCCCGGCTCTGGATAAGAAGGGGAATATCGTCGTACAGACGAATTTCAGCTCACTCCAGAAAATGCTCGCAGCAAAACTTGACAAGTACAAGTCGCTTAAGCTGACGGACGACAACATTGCCCAGGTGGAGTTTGTCAAGAAAGAATGCCGTGACCTTCGGGTCAGCATTACGAAGGACTGTGACGCGTATCTTGCGGAGAAACTGAACCTTCCGGTGAATATGCTCAAGATGCAGAAGAAGGCGGCAGTGGATTATGTAACGTCTGTTGAGACGAATATGGATTCCCTGCTTGAGCAGTATGACCAGACACGGATTGACGCACTCAATGCCACTTACGAGCTGTACCGGAAGCAGGCGTGTAAGGAATATTCCATGCCGGATACGACGGTTGTGGCCTATGACAAGACTTTCTACCTCAAGGGGGCGGGCAGGAACCAGAAGGAACTCCGGGATAAGATTTTCCTCATGGTACGGATGCAGCATGACGCCTGTGTGAAACATGACAACGACGTGAAATGCATTACGCAGGCCTGCGGGGAGGAAGTTGATGCCGAGCCGTATATCTCACAGCTTGCGTTCAGGGATGTATCCGCGGTACTTGTACAGATTACGGCGGCGAAGGAGCGTCTGTCGGCCGCGGCTGAGGAGGCTGTGGCGGAGGACGGGGCTGCTCCGGATGAAAGTATGGACGAAAATACTGACGGGAGTATTGACGTTCCGGATGGAGAAGCTGATAATACAGGTTATGCGCCTGTGGAAAATCCGGCCCGGAAGAAAGTTTTTGTTACAAAAACCTGTGAGCTGACATACGAGTACAGTTTCGGGGAGACGCTTACCCGGTTTTTCCATGACAACGGGGTACGGGTTCATTTTTTAAGGCCTTAAAAGTTCCTTCCGGAACTTTAATTTATAATTATCCCTTATGGGACAGGAGGTTCACTATGAAAGCGAACACGAAAAACGGCGGACAGGTTAAAGCCCCTGTACAGAGTTCTCAGGTAAAACGGCCCGGGAATGACAAACGTGTGCAGGCTGTAGCGGCACAGAAGAAAGAATTGTCTACGGAGATCGTGGACGATGAGGTACAGGCCCTGATGAAGCAGGCGCAGACGTCGGATCAGAAAATAAGCGGGGCCGCGAATGTCTCGTTTGTTTCCCTTGCAAGTCAGAGTGTCCAGGCCGTGGATGCAACATCTGAGCTGTATATCAAAGGACTTAAGTCGGGAGAGTATTATATACAGTCCCGGCATCTGATACTGGGATCGAACGTCAAGGTTATACCGCTGGCGTTCATACAGGTGTACAACCACTATGATTCCCTCGCCAAACCGGGACACCAGCCGAAGTTCCTCGGCACCGTATCCAAGCCGGATGGAGATAAACTTCCTCTCGCTCAGTTTATGTTTCCGTCGGGAAAGAAGAATTTCAGTGTGCACCGCTGTCCGGATGCAACATTCCTGCAGCCGGCATTCTGGGTTCCGGTATATATGCCGGATTTCCCGGAGATTCTGGACGCCGTCGTGACGTTCAAAAGCTCGGGTAATCCCAATGCCAAGGCATGGCGCAAGGCGAACAAGAGCCGGCCGGGAGCAGTAGCAAGCCATATGTATACGCTCGGCTGGGAAAAACTCAAGAGTGACAACAACCCGAAGGGATGGACCGTACCGAAGGCTGAGTTTGTATGTGATCTTATCGACGAGGACGGTACATATTCGTTTGAGGGTGCCCGGGATATTCTGGTGAAGGCCCTGAAGATGTCTATGAGTGTCGCCGAGAAAGCGGATACAAACAAACTGTTTGTTCCGTTTGTTACAGCGGAAAGTTCCGGAAAATCAGATTCTGTAGAAGATGACGATGATCTTCCGGAGGATTCCCTTGACTACGCAGGGTCTGTTGACGAGGACAGTCCGGCAGAGGATATACAGACATTTTAAATGATCGGGCGGGGCATCTGCCCCGCTTTACAGGGGGATTGATATGGATAATGCTGTTGGTGCAGTGGATATTTTCCGTTCGGCTTTCAGGGGACTTTCGAGTTCTTTTACGGAGAATCATCTTGAGAATCTCGCGTCCATAATTCCGGATGCAAAAGGTAAAAAGAAAACAAAAGTATTCGTACAGACGAGACCCGTTACGGAAGCGGATATCGGACGGCATCTGTCAGGTGTCTGTGGTATAGGGATCTGCCCTATCAATGGAAAAAATAAATGTTTTTATTCCGTAGTGGATATTGATGTATATGAGACTCTGGATGTGGAGTATATACTTTCGATTATCCACGATTATGATCTTCCGTTCGAGGCATTCCGGAGTAAGAGCGGAGGGCTGCATCTTTATACGTTCTATTCCAAGGAGGAGAGCGCAAAGGATGTCCGGGAAGTCCTGTCCCGGTTTGTATCCTGTTTTGCGCTTGACGTGAAGTTCCAGACACTCGAGGGTGTCTCAAAAGTCGAGATATTCCCGAAACAGAATATTCTTCCGAAAGACGGACGGGGGTCATATGTCACCCTGCCGTATTTCAATTATAAGCACAGCAGTATGTGTATGCTGGCTCCTGATGGTAAGGATGTGCCTTTTGTAAAGGCGATGAACATCATAACGGGGTCTTTTACCAGTGTAAAGGATTTCAATAATGTACTGGATGAACTGCCTTATAATGATGCGCCTGTGTGTATACAGCGGGGGCTTCTGTCAAAAGTTCTTTCAGAGGATTCAGGCAGGAATGATTTCCTGTATACTGTGGGAGTTTATCTTAAGAAAAAACACGGGGAGGATATATCCGACCGGCTTAAAAGTATAAATGCACTGCTTCCGGCGTCCCTTGAGGACAGTGAGGTGCAGGGCATAGCGGCGTCCATAATGAAGAACAACGGGAAGTTCAAATGCCACGGGTCTGTGTGCAGGAGATTCTGTGATGCAAAGGGATGCGCGAAACGGGAGTACGGGGTCGGAAAAAATAAAGGCCATTTTACGGGAATAGATTTCGGCCCGCTCGTAAGGATGGATGCGAGGGATCCGTACTATGTATGGAATCTCCGGCTTAACGACGAGGATCCGTATACGTCTGTTATTTTTAAGAACGAGGATGAACTGAATAACCAGAACATCTTCACACGGTACTGTATGCGGTATCTCCGGAAGGCGCCTTATATGGTCCAGTATAATGACTGGATAGACATCCTGAATACTGCGATGGATTCCATGACAGTCCAGAAGGTTTCAGAAGCGGGGGATAACACAACGCTTGCAAGGGTGCACAGGGCATTCGTAAGATATCTTATTGCTAAAAAATCACCCGATAATAAACCGTACCAGCTCCGTATAGGTTCTGTGTATACGGATGAAACCGGGAACTACTGCTTCACTGCGGAGCATTTTCTGGAATATATCGAGCACCTGAAGCTCAGTACGGGAACGCTTATACTGAGCGATGCGCTCACCAGGTTCGGGTGTGTGGAGGGAACCGTGTCATACGATACATCAGACGGGCGGAGGATAAACATTCCGTGCTGGAAAAAAGCTCCGGATGATCTTCTTATCGGGGAGGATTCCCTCCGGAAGGACATAGTGGCTGCGAATAAGGATTCCATTATCAAGGCTGTGAAGGAAATCCGGCAGAAACCGGAAGAAGTTCCGGAACTGGAGGATAGTAATGAGCCGAATGACTTCTAAAGTCGGAGTAAACGTTAAGGATATACTATATAACCGTATAGTATCAATTACTGATCCTCTGCATATTGTATGCAGACGGTATTCTACCGGAGATAAAATTCCCTCGGCGTCTGTTATTATTACAGATACGGAGGATCTTATTCCCCGGTCGAATGTACATCTGGTCCTGTATCCGGGAACAAGTCCTGAAGAGGGTATACATGCCGGGTTCCGGCATTTTATTTTTTACAGGGATGATATTACGGACAATGAGATTCTTCCCCATCTGTATATATGGGATCAGGCACGGTCGATGCGCTCGGCTTTTCTGCCTGCGGCGTGCCGGACTATTACGGATCCGTATAAGTATGAGAATGATCTGTTCCTGTTTGATTTTATGAACGGATGGATTACGGAGAAGGCAGCCGGAAAGGAACTGTATGTCACCCACGGGGAACTTATATTCCTGTATACCAGACTGGTAGAGCATGACCGGATGTATTCACGTTCCGTCGGGGTGGAACTCCGGAAAAAATTCGGGGAAGGGTTACTTTCCGGAGTAAGGAGAATAGAAAAAAATGATTAGTACAGGGGAACTTTTCCCTCATTCCGAACGTACTGTAATCCTTGCATCTGCAGGAGCAGGAAAAACATTCGAGCTGCTGAAGTGGTTCAACGGAATGCTTAAGGTTACGGTGCCGTCACATATTGCGCTTGTAACATTCACCCGGAAAGGTGTGGAAAACATGAAGGAACGGATACTTAAAAAGCATATGCAGTTCGACGAGGACGACCTCGAGTATGTCCGGACGCTCCATTCCTTGTGTTTCCATACGCTCGGCCTGGAATATGGAAAACTATGGAACATGCAGTATGAGGCACTTATAAACCGCACGCTCGGTACGAATATACACAGACGGTATTCCCTGGATCATGCGACCCGGGACAATAAACTGCTGGATCAGTATGATCTTGTGCGCAACGGCGGAAAACCGGATCAGAATATCATCCAGTCGGAGGATTACGCAGTGCTTACGGCATCCTATGAGGAGTTCAAGAGACAGACAGGGGCGGTTGATTTTACGGACTGTCTCCGGATGTTTGTGGGCCGGGGGGAGAGTATCCCTGTGGATGCTGCGGGGATCGACGAAGCTCAGGACCTTACGGACCTGCAGTGGGACGTATGCAATGTCGCATTCGGGAAATGTAAAAAAGTTGTCATTGCCGGGGATGACTATCAGACGATTTTCTCATATGCGGGGGCAAATCCGGATGTCCTTATAGGATTGGCCGGATGCAGCCGGCTTGTGAAACTTGAAGTGAGCCACCGTATTCCGCTCAAAGTATATCATCTTGCCCGGAGTATAACGGACAGGATGAAAGTGAAGGTCGAGAAGGATTACCAGCCGGAGACGTCAAGGGAAGGGAGCGTGATGTTTCTTCCGGATGTTATGTCCCTGTATCCGTATATCCAGGCTGATCCGGATTCCACCTGGTATCTGCTTACGCGCAATACGGTTTTTCAGCCGCAGCTGCGGGAGGTTCTGGAGACTCTGGTCATACCGTATTTTGTAAGCAGTTTCTTTTTTATTCCGGATAAGGACCTTAAGATCATACGGCGGTTTTACGCATACAAAAAGCTCGGTTTCGGATCTCCGGATAAACGGGCGGCGTTTCTTTCTGAGATGCATATAAAGGACTGTTCGGGGGATATCTCGGATACCGGTATTTTTCCGGCGGATCGGGCGGCTTTATATCAGCTGTATATAAATAAATACGGGGCGGACGGACTGTATGCGCTGTCACGCGGAAAACCTGAAATTATTGTCAGCAATATCCACAGGGTTAAGGGCGGGGAAGCTGACAATGTGGTGCTGTATCTCGGGTGCACAGCTATGGTAAACGGATCGATCCTTATCGACGAGGACTCGGAACTTCGTACACTGTATGTCGCCGTGACACGTACGAAAAATAAATTATTTCTTATTCACAGTGAGTCGGATTCCCTGTTTGACGAGCTTCTCGAGAAGTGTGTGCTGGCAGGTAAACTTGAGAAGGATATTACGGGCGGACCCCCGTCGGCAGTTTCAGATAAAGTAACTGCCTGCAGTGGGCTGGAGGAGGTTCAGGAATGACAGTCGATGAATGGAAAAAGAAAAATGCTTACACATACGCAAAGCATTGTGCAGACTGCTTCTGGTGTTATAGAGCGGATAATGGAGAGTCTGCATCTCCGTTATCCTTCTGCCTTTTAGCTTTCCGGGAGACAGGCAGACCGGTTCACGTGCAGTCAAATGTATGGGGATGTGTCAGGTTCCATCGGGTGAAAAGTGTATGGTATGATGTTTACATCCATTGTACAAGAGTACTGGATATGCAGTATGTAACGGGCAGGGTTATAACCGGGAATAAAAAACATCTTATGTCCGGGGATACCTGGGTACCGGAGGGGGAACTGAATGCTGTACAAGCGTAATTCAGGGTTATACTGGGTATATTATCACTCAAGATGGATACCGGCACAGTTTGACTTCGGAGTATGGTGGTTTTTCGGGACAGATATACAGCTTACAGATAAGGATTTTACAGCAATCGGTCCTGAAGTGAAGTTTCTGAACAAACCCTGCGGTTCTCCATGTGAGGGGACGTCGTTTCCGGCTGCAGAAGAAACGGGGGCAGGGTTTAAACATCCTGATGATACGGGGACTGTGGCATGATCCGGAAGGGACTGGAGGTTTAACATATGAACAAGTGTAAATTGGAAAGATTTGTTGGTAAAGAGGTTTGTGTAACTCTTTATGGCAGAGTTAATTTAACCGGATGTCTCATGCCAGTTAACAGCTATGATTTCTGTAATAATTATATCTGTAGATCTGCAGCGGGGCAGGATTCCTTTCAGTTTAATCCTTCACGGGTGAAATCTGTAAGGGAGGTTTCCGTATGACCCGGCAGCGGAGCGACTATGAGAAGAAACGGTGCAGGGAGAATATGAATTACCGTCTTGCACATAACTACAGGCGTACCGTCCAGCGTGCCCTGCAGAACGGACAGGGCCGGAGGACTGCGGAGGAACTCCTCGGGTGTACGCTGGAAGAATACAGGACGTATCTTACAGGTAAGTTCTCTGCAGGGATGTTCTGGAGCAATTACGGGTTGTGGCATATAGACCACATAATCCCGTGCTGCTCGTTCGATCTGTCGGATATTAAGGAGGTAAAGGAATGTTTCAGGTATACAAACACACAGCCGATGTGGAAGGAAATGAATCTTATGAAAGGCCGGAAGGCGGACGGGATGCTGCCTTCAGGGCTGCAGAAGCAGTAGCCCCGGGGCATCCGGTTACAAAAGAAGAGGAACAGATGGATGCTCCATCGGTCCTTGCTGCTGTCGTAATGCTCCATACATACGGACATACGGAAACAGAGTTCTGCCGTGCGGCCGTATCCGTCGGATTCTGTGACCCCCGGTATTACGGAGTTACAGGACCTGGTAAGTATGTGGTGGTCCTTTACACTATAGACTATAAGGGATCCATATACGGCCACATATCCGGAGGAAAAGTGGATTGTATCTGGGTTAAACAGAAGGGAGTAAAAGGGAAAAAAATAATCGACCATATGACGCATCTTACGCGTATGACGGAGGGTATATGAGCCGTACGGATAAAGTATTCTGTATATCTTCTATTGTAACAGCCTGCACGCTTATGTTCAGTGCACCGTTGTGGGTATGCATTCCCTGCTGGACTGTGTTTCTGATAAGTACGTTTCTGATCTGCAGGGAGGGCTGATTATGATGCAGGTGATAGGGATTGATACGGAGACATACGATCCCCTGCTTACAGGAAAAGGAAAGCAGGGGGCATCCTGGGTATACGGTACAGGGGAAGTACTGTGTACATCCCTGTATTACGAGTCTTCCCGGACGAAAACCGTGCTTCACGGAAACGGCGGGGATACCGTAAGAAACCTGCTTACGGATAAGAATGTTGTCCTTATCGGGGCGAATATCGTATATGACCTCGGCTGGCTCTGTTATGAGTTCCGGATGTCTGCTGATGATATAAAAGCGACGCTTATAGATGTGCTGATTGCAGAAAGCCATATCGACGAATACGCGCCTATAACACTTGAGTATGTGGGTCAGAAATACTGCCATAAAGGAAAGGCGGATGCCCATGTCGGGCAGTGGCTCAGACAGCTTGTAATTGACGGAAAATCTGTCTATAAAGGCGGGGATTTCCGTAAATATCTCAAATATGCACGGGATCTCCGGTGGGATCTTCTCGAGGAGTACGCCGCGGATGACGCGTCCCTTCCCTGTGAGGTGTGGAGGGAGCAGTGCAGGATTCTTGAGGCCCAGCAGGACCGGTATTATTACGACGGGACATATGTTCTCCGGCGGCAGGACGGATGGGATGACTACGGGCAGCCTGTATGGGTGCCGTTCCGTATACCATGGTGTCGTAGTTCTCCCCTTACGCGGGTATACCGGGGTGAAACTTATGAGCATGTGTCAGGGTATGATCCCTGCACAAAACGTAAAATGTATCTGGTGTTTCATATGAATGAGTGTACGCCATACGAGAGACAGCAGCTTATTCTCAAGGGTACTATGTATCCGTTGTTTATTGATTTTGCGCTTATAAAAATCACACTCCGGGCGAAGCAGAACGGGATGAAACTTGACTGGGCACAGAAAAAGATAAACGCAGATATGCTCCGGAATGTACATGCGGGACTTCAGAAATCTTTCGAGGAAAAGTACGGAAAAGTCAACACGAAGTCATCCCCGCAGAAGGCGGCCTTTTTCGACCGGATGAAGTTCCCGTACAAGGACCGGATAACTGTGAAATCCCTGGGCGGGGAGAAACCGGACTGGACTACAGGCCGGGCATGGATACGCCAGCTGAACAGGTCCGTCATGAAAGGATTCCGTTTCGAGAAGGGAAAAATAGTATTCTATTCAGAACACGCATATTCCGCCCGGATAGTCTCCATGATAGAGGACGAGGGTTACACCTGTATATGCAATCCGTATATAGACAAGACGGTGCTTGCAGAAATGGCTTCGGATCCGAAGTATAAGGTATGCTCGGATATTCTGGCCCTTAATAAAACCGAGGATATACTTACAAAGTTTCTCGGGGAGGAGTATGACCGGTTCAAGGGAGCTGACGGGCGCATACATTCGGATCTTAATATATCCCGTGACGCGTACAAAGGGACCAAGACCGGCAGGCTCTCGTCATCATGCCCGAACTGCATGCAGATAGCGGCCCACGGGGAACTTGACCTTGAGGGGGTGGATATCCCGGTGGATATAGCGGAGCTGTGCAGATCCCTGTTTCTGCCTGATAAGGGATACTGGGCACATCTCGACTACCCGCAGATAGAGTTCCGGCTGTTTGCTCATTTTGCCTGCGGGTACAAGAATGATCCTGTAACATCGGCTGCTGCGAAAGCACTCAGACAGAAACTCAGGGACAACCCTGAGCTTGACTTCCACTCTATTGTGGCGGAGATAACAGGCCTTCCGCGGCCTATAGCAAAACGGATAACTTTCGGTACCCTGTACGGTATGGGAATTGCTAAACTCCGGAAGGACTTTGGGTATACGGAAGCTGAAGCTGAGGAGGTATTTGCAAAATATTTTGATAATGTTCCCTGCGTGAAATCGACGATGAAAGTTGTATCCGGTAAGTTCATTGAACGCGGGTATGTGACAACGATAGCAGGCCGTCATTTCCATCTTCATTCCGAGAATGAGGCCTATAAGGGCATAAACGGGCTTGACCAGGGATCGTCTGCGGATATGACGAAGCGTGCTATTGTAATGGCAGATGACGAAGGGTTATGGAATATTTTGAAGTTCTATCTTACAGTCCATGATGAACTGGATTTTGATGTACCCGAAACAAAAAAAGCAGCAAAAGCTGTACTGGATGTGTCGAGGATAATGTCGGATGCATATATTATAAATGTTCCGGTCTTCGTTAAACCGGAGATCGGGGAAAACTGGTTCAGAGCATCAGACAAGGATGCAGAGAAACGGTTTAAGGACTTTGCTGCAGTAAAAGGAGTAAAATATGACTGAGAAACAGATTGAGCCGGACATAATAAAGGAACTGCTCCGGGTATTTCCGGAGGTATTTCCGATTGAGAGTGAGGAGACAGTTAGGGGATTCCCTGATATCCTGGCGGAGAGTACTGAAAATACAGCGTACCATTTTGAGTTGAAAGTCGTCCATCCGGACGGAACCGTACGGTTCGAGAGGTCCCAGCCGGTATTCTACCGGCGGAACTGGCGGCTCAATATATTGTGTCTGTTGTACCAGGATAAGGACCATATATATATTGTTTCGGCCCAGCAGGTGGCCGGACATGATGTCTGCCCCGGTCATTTTCCGGTGGCAGGACTATACTGTATATCCCTTCAGAAACTTTCGTGGGTTATACAGCGGTATGTATACTTCGGGCTGTCCGTGTTCGGAAAAATGCAGGAAGGAAATAAATGATAGATTACTGCATTGCCGGAATAGAGGCCTTCCAGGGTAAGAAAATGCCTGTATATGTGCAGCAGTTCGTTCATGCCCATCCGGACTGCCTTATACTGCTTGACGAGAGCAGCAAGATAAAAACCTCACGGCCCTGTGCTGAGAATAAGAAGAGTATCCGTACGAGGTTTATAAAGCTGCTCGGAAACCTCCCGAAGGCCCAGCGCGGGATCCTTACAGGTACATTCATGTCTAAAAGCCCGCTGGATGCATATGACCAGATGGAGTTCCTGCAGCCCGGATTCTGGGGTATGAACATGTTTGAGTACGCGGAGAGGTATACCGTGCGGATTAATATTCCTGTAGGCCGCGGCCGGAGGGTTCTTATTCCGGAGGATATATGGATCCGGATACACAGTTCTCTGTCAAAAGCGTATGCAAAGGATCAGAAGTCCTACGATAAATCGGTTACAAGATGCGTGACATTCTATGGTATGACGGATGACTCCATATTATGGGTCCGGGAACATGAGGTGTATACCCCGTTCAAGCATGTCGAGGATATCTGGCAGAAAATATCGGGCTGCTGTATGGTTATCCATACAGAGGACGTGACGGATCTTCTGCATATTCAGAATATTATAACTGTACGGCGCAAAGTACAACTGTCTGACGCGGCTGTAAAAATGTACAGGAGTCTTGTGGATACGGGTATGACTAAAACTTCTTATGCGGATAATTCCATGCAGCTGTATTATCAGCTGCAGGATATATGCAACGGATATCAGCCTGTAATGGCTGAGGACGGGAAGGTCAGGCTCCGGAAGTTCTGTGATGACAAGATGGAGGTTCTCCGGGCGATACTCGATGATATGGATCTGGGAGAGCATCAGCTTGTAATCTGGGCTAACCGGACGGAGTTTCTCCGGGATATACACAGAATGGTTAAAGAATATACCGGCGTGATGTGTGCCTGCCTCGACGGGCAGACTCCCCGGGACGATGTTCCTGTCATCCGGGAGAGATTCCTGTCGGGAGAATGCAGAATAGTATGTGCAAACCAGGCTACGGGAGGATTCGGAATCGACTGGATGGGCGGAGCGGATTACGCGGTATATATGTGCTCGGATTATTCTACGGAAAAATGGGTTCAGTCCGGCCAGCGTATCAACAGACTCCGGAAAGATCATAAGACCAAGACTGCCTATATCGTCGAGTGCGAGGGAACCATCGACGAGAAAATAACGGAGAACCTGTACCGGGGTGTACAGCTTATAGGTTCCGGACGGAGTGATGCTTCCGTATTTGCCCTGTATACACCGGGAACAATCTGCTGGGACGAGACTAAAACACCGGCTTTCTGATTGACACAGAGCGTAAATATTTATATTATGGAATATAGATAATAAATAATTAGGAGGAACCTGATGGGAACAGTTGTTATTATATTTATTCTTCTGGCCATCCTGGATTCCGCGGATAGTGCCCGCCGGGACAGGAACCGCAGGGACCGGCAGAGACGGATCCGGGAGGACGAGGAAGAGACGGACAGGATGGCCAATGAGCTGCGTCTTGAGAAGGACCGGAAGAAAATGATGGATAATATTTCCGGTAAATCCGGAAAAAAGGAGCATATATGAAAAAAGAAACACAGGAAAAATCCGTACAGAAAGGACTTCCGGATGATGATTACTATGTTGTGATCGAGAAACATGCAGACCGTGTATACGGTTTTGTCATGACCCTGGTTCTCACACAGCTGGAGATGCAGGCATTTCCTGCATCGGATGCGGTTGCTGCTATACGGTTCCGTACACAGGAACAGGCCGACGGGTTCTGCCGTATGCCTGACCCCCTCCTGATGAAGGCACATACAATAGAGTTTGTTCCGTTCCATGTAACAAAAGAACTGAAAGGAAAGACGCAGATATCCCGGTTGTTTCCCATAGATACTGCTGCCTCAGCACAGGATATTTTAACCTGCCTGAAGAAGGAACCTGTAAAATGAAGAATCTTCCTTACCAGGACGAGGCCGTCAGAAGATTCCGGGGGAAACGCTTTTTCGGGCTTCTGTTCGACTGCGGTACGGGTAAAACCCGTACAGGCATAAAGATAGCAGAAGCTGACATGCTTCTGTCGGAAAAAAAGTATAAGGCCGTGCTGGTGATAACCCCCCGGATTCTGGAGAAGGACTGGGCGGATATGATAAATCTGCATAAGGAACAGGACTCGCAGTGTTTTGTGACGGAGACAACCCGGATGCATCTGAAGGGAGTACAGAAGAAGTTCAAGGAGTTTTTATGCAGAAACCTGAAGTAAACTGGTCATCCCTTCTGGGAACCCCCTATGTGTCCCTTCCGGAGGGATATGTATGCGGTCCGGAAGGAACATTCCTTAAACGGGATGACGTTATAAACGCCAAGCGTGAACATCTGCTGTCACATCTTTATACAGTGCGTAAGGCTGAGGGGGACGTACGCGACTGGAGTAAGGCGCAGAACGGCATCTGCATCCGTCCGGGGCATCCGGATTATACAGATGCAGGACAGATACCTGCGGCGGCAGAACCCGTGCAGACTGTACAGGATATAACGGTTTCACCCGGATTACCGGAGAAGCAGCTTCCGTCTCCGGATACTGCGCCGTCTGCTGCAGGAAAGACTCCCGCGGCTCCCGATGATATTCCTCCCGGAAAACTTGATGATCCGGAGGATATAAAGATTGTACCGGCAGGATATACACAGAATACAGTAAAGACTGCAGAAGTGCCCCTGAAAGCTGTAAGGGACTATATTCTGGCAGGAATGCTCGCCGTTGTGGCGTCCGGAGCATTCATCCTGAGCATGGAACTGTCACAGCGTGTACAGACCGTCAATATAGGCCCCCGGTGGGGTATACTCCTTGCGGGTATAATGACGGGATTTTCCACGGTAGCACTCACGGTATCCATAGAATTCCATAAAAAACACCGCCGGGGGATGGCTTTTATTTTCATGCTGCTGTTCCTTACAGTCATACTGTACAGCATGACGAATACAATGAATGTGTTTTACAGTTCCTACATGCAGCATGTCCGCAGTACACAGACCGGGCGTGCAGATGTTGTCCGGGCACAGGATGACCTGACAGGAATCGACACAATGCTTACGACGGTATCCGGCCAGATGAAGACTGTAACCAGTAATATTAATTATTACCAGGCGCATGGATGGGGTACGCAGAAATTCACGGACAGTCTTGAGGTTTTATCAAAGAAACAGGCAGGGCTTCTTGATAAGAGATCAAAAATTATTGAACAGACACCCGGAGCTGCCATAGAGAAAACTTCGGATAATGAGTCGTTCCAGGAGCGTATCGGACGGATATTCCATAAGGACGGAAGCTGGGTGCAGCTTATGCTGAGCTGTTTTCCGGCGCTGTTTCTGGATCTTATAGCTCCGATATCCCTGGCCGGAGCCGCAGAAATAGCAGGAAAAGGAAAAAAGAAAAAGGAGGCTGAGTAATGCTGAATAATGTACGGACAGTAAGAGTTAAAAAAACGGTGACTGTTCACTATGTAAAAAATGACCTTACGGAAGACGGCGGGCATATGCCGTTATGCGTGCTGTACCATAAACTCACGCAGACGGTACCCTTCAATGATGTGATGCGGTACAGGGACAATGTAAGGTATGGAAAATATAATATAATTTCAATTCAGGACGGGCACAACCTTGACGGCTTTACACGGGCTATAGACATCCGTTCTCCGGAGACAACTGCCAACTGCAGCCTGTGTTTCGTATTTACGGAGGAACCATGCAGCAGAAAACACGCAGACTGATAGTTGCTTTCATTATATATTTCCTGGTATCTTCCGTACTCTGGGCTGTAACTGCATTTTTCGGGCTGGCCGTAGACTGGACGATCCTGGCTTTTGTACTGCATATTTCAGGAATAAAAATACGGTATGCTTTTATACTGGGTATTATAGCCTTAGTGTGTGCGGCCGGAGGAATCATAGCCGGGATAAGCCTTGCCCTGTCTTCGGCAGAAAAACATCTCAGGAAGCAGGATCTGCAGGAATAATGTATACGGCGGAAACCGGCCGGATGTTACAGTAAGGGATAAAAATAAGCCGGAGGTAATACTCCGGCTTATTTTTGTTAAATCTTATGAAAATAGAATTTCAGCAGCAGTATAGCCGCATCCAGCAGCAGATGGATAAACAGAATCACGGCCAGAACAATAATGCATCTGGTACGTGACTGAATCTGCTGTGCCTGTTTGATATTTTCTGCAGACTGCTTCGCTATTGCCGTACCGCCGGAAACTTTAACGGTTGAGTAATCTGTCTGTATACCGGATGTCTGTGATATTTCTGTCTTATGGCTGTCCGAGGCTGTTTTAACCTGTGACACCAGGGTTGCGGCAAGCCCTGACAGTTTATCATTTTTTATTTCCTTTGCTTCAGCATTTATCGACTGTGCAGTATCCGTCACCGACTGCAGGGATTCCACCGTTGCAGCCTGCTGGGTCTGCAGCTGAGAGATGCCTGTATCCACTGCGGCCGACTGTGCAATAATTTCAGTCGGGACGCTTCCTGTTGTCGCACATCCGTCAAACACAGCAGTGCCGACAGCTATCAGGGCAACAGAAACAAATGCTACGGCCCATGCCTTAAGATTTTTCATCTGCTGTATTTTTTTCATAGACTGTATTTTTCTCCTCGGCCCATTTTCCGGTACCTACCATAGTAGCCCCGAATCCGACAAGCCATTCAAATCCCTGTCTGGCAAGGAAAAATCCTACGACTCCTGCGACCATAAGCCCGAATCCGAAGACTTTCGCGGCGTCCCCGTCCCAGTCCTTGTCAGTTACAAGCGAAAGCAGAAAATTGAAAAATGCCTTTACCTTTGCAATAATAAAATCCATTACGCCACCTCCACAGTCAATATTCTTTTGGATTTAATAAATCCGATCTTTGCGCACTGCGATCCGCCTTCTATCGGATCAAACTCAATCTCACCCTGCCAGGGACTGCATAGTTTATTAGTGCCTGCTACAAAATGGCTGCCGTTATATCCGGCACGTCCAAGTTCGAGAATTTCTTCCTCTCCTGCGCATGGAATATACAGTTTATCGACTTTGCGATACCCGGTACACCGCCATCTGCTTCCAAGCTGTTCAGCCGCATAATTATACACAGACGGAGCGTCAATGACAAAACATCCATCATACGGTTTCCCGTCTTTCCATTTTTCCTGCATTATCCAATTATGCTGCATTCCATAAACATAGATGCCGATGACATTCTCATTCGAGAAATGTTTCGTCCATCCGGCGGATTTTTCTACCTTTGCAAGGTCAGAGTTAAAAAAACATCCCCAGTGGTTTAGAAATGGTCCGAGTTCCGGGTTCGTCTGAAATTTCATTTTACACCTCCCCGTAGGTATACGTATAAGCGCGCCAGTATCCGGTATCCGTATCATAGTAGTAATAAGTTTTGTACTCCATTTTTATTTTATGCCTCCCTTATTGATAACACTCCATATGATTGTAATCAGTGTGCCGATTAAGGACAGTATGGCAGTAATTGCGATCCCGATGATCCACTTCTGTGTATCATTTTTATCACGCTCGATTTTCGCATCCAGTTCAGATATTTTTACGGAGATTTTAAGATCAGTAGTCTCGTTCATACGTTTTACAATCTCGTCGGGTAAATCCCTGAGCTGCTGCTTGATGCCTGACATTTCAGTTGACATATTCTGCCACCATTCTTTTGAGCTTTTTTCCACAAATTCTATTTTCTGTCTCAGTACGTCGGTTTCAGGCATGTCTCAGATTCCTCCGGCCTTATGCAGGTATAAGTACTGCCGTATATACTACGGAACTCTCACCTGCAGCAAGGGGCATAACCGGAATCTGTGCAGGATTTGATTCCGAAAGAACCGATCCGTTCCGTGTCCATCTGTCAAATATATACCCGGATGAAGGAACCGCTGTGAATATCACGCTGTCCCCTGCATCAACCGTGAATGCCGCAGGATACGCCGTACCTGTACCTGACGGGGATACGGCCGTAGTGAATGCTACCTGCGCGGAAGGAGACAGGACATGAACGGCGGCCTCTATAAGTTTCACGGATACAAGCGGGTCGGATGTAATGTCGTATTTTCTGGCTATCTCCAGTATGTTATGCGCTCCGGCTTTCCAGACTTTCTGAGTTCCTTCTGATTCTGATATTACTTCATAGAGCGGAAGTACTGATTCATCATACAGCATCGTGCGTCTCCTTATTTATTATACGTAAAAACCTTCAGTGTGTGGAGGGTATACTTCTCCGGAATACCGGATTCCGGATCAGGGTTATATATGATCCTCTTGTTCCGGTCCACGCATACCCAGTAAGCATATCCGGGTCCCGTACAGGCTACTGCGAACTGCCCCGGGTACAGGAAATCCGTGACCGGGGATGCCGTACCGGAGAATACGGCGTTTATCCCGAAGGCACTAAGAACGGCAGCGTAGTCTTCCGGCTGACCGTCTTTAAGCGCCCCGGAAGCGGTAAGGGACTCATACAGTCTGTTCAGCTCCGTGTACAGGTTCTCTCCGGAAGAGACATGGTACATGCAGAGAAAGAAACTTCCGGAGGACTGTATTCCTCCGGAAAAATGTCGGTTTGTCTGATATACAACAGGTTTATCCATACACAGAAGTATAGTATACCGAACTTTATACGTCAACAGCAGCACGGTACGTGTCGGAACTGCAGTCAGCTCTCCTGATGCTCCGTTTACTACTCGTCCAGATAAAAAGCAGCAGATCCGTATAATCCATTCCCATTAACAAATGACAGTGAAGTTTCCTGATACGGATTCCAGTAGATAACCGCAGTACTACCTGTTACATTAATATCTATACTAGCAGGAAAATTATCATACTGCCCTGTCTGATTAAATACAATAACACTTCTATAAACTTTAGCTGTGTTGGTTACAGGCAGCCCTGATATATTAAAAATTGATGCCCTATGTGACAACGTATCGGTTGTTGTAAACCTGAACCGTATCTGTATGAACACCATCCGCCCGACAACACGTACCGTCGATGTATCAGTCCCGGTGAATGCAGGTGTAATAACGGCGGAAGAAGCTGAGAGGCTTACAGGTATCCCTAGTTTACGGATACTCCATGCATTCGCAGAAGTCTTTTTAAGAATAACAGCCTGCATGGCCTCTATATCGGCTGTAGTTGTAGAGGAAATTACAGAACCACCTCCGATATAAATATCACCTGAAAATACTGCTGCCCAGATATTGCCCGACGGGTCAGAACAGATACCGTTCCAGCTTTTTGAAGTTTCAAGAATCGCAGTGAAGATTGTTGAGCCGGCGGGGCATTTGTAAATATCGCTTGAATATCCTACTGCCCAGATATTGCCCACCAGGTCAGAACAGATCCCATGCCAGCTTAGTGGACCTACACCAATCGCAGTGAAGGTTGTTGAGCCGGCGGGGCATTTATAAATATTGCCGGATACTTCTGCTGCCCAGATGGTGCCCGACGGGTCAGAACAGATCCCGGTCCAGCTTCTTGGAGTTCCACCAATCGCAGTGAAGGTTGTTGAGCCGGCGGGGCATTTATAAATATCGCCGCCGTTTACTGTTGCCCAGATGTTGCCCGACGGGTCAGAACAAATTCCATACCAATGTCTTGAAGTTCCACCAATCGCAGTGAAGGTTGTTGAGCCGGCGGGGCATTTATAAATATCACCTGGATATACTGCTGCCCAGATATTGCCCGACGGGTCAGAACAGATACCGTTCCAGTTTCTTGGAGTTCCACCAATCGCAGTGAAGATTGTTGAGCCGGCGGGGCATTTGTAAATATCGCCGTCCGTTGTTGCCCAGATGTTGCCCGACGGGTCAGAACCGATTCCCTGCCAGCCTCTTGGAGTTCCACCAATCGCAGTGAAGCTCTTCATTGGTAATACTTCAGTATCGGAGGTACTTACAATTACGGGATTGGAAGATACAACATTCCGGGATATTTTTATCTCCCTGTGCTGGTCAATCCCGGCAGGAAGGATAATATTCACCGGATCCGCCGTCGTAACAACCAGCTCTTTTGTCCCCGGTTTCACCGTGTAACCTGTGGCGGATACTTCCACAGTATTATCTCCTATACTGTTCCAGTTTCCCGTAACCGACCCGGTATGCTGGCGGCAGTAGACATCCGAAGGTCTTTCATCCGCTATGGCAATCTGAGTCCATTCTGTCGCTGAGGCTGTGATATGCATTATTGTAAAGGAATCCGCCGACGGCGTATGCAGTGCATCAGCTGCAAGGCGATAAAATCCGGATTTTATAATCGTATCTGCATCCGTTACAAGTGTTGACCCCGATGTATTGTCTCCATAAATGAAATTCGGAAACTCAAGCCCGTCTATCTGGGACTGTTCTATAGTCACCATGGACCAGTTGACAGTATCATAACCTCCGGCGGTACTTACAGGGGGTACACCGGAAGTCCCTCCCTCGGCTATACGCCGGAAAAACTCTACGGAAAGTTTAGGATTCCCGTTTACGGTCCTTGTTACAGGATAGAAACATACGTCATCTACAGCATACGGCGTTGTAGCAGAATACAGATTGCAGTTCTGGGAAAGATCCCTGCTGTATACACCGCAGAGATCATTGAACTTGTCGACCAGTTTATTGAGGTTGTATGACGTACGGCCGAAAAAGTGGTTCAGCAGCATCCGGGGAATGGATGCGGCCATCGTCCGGAAACCCTTGTTCAGTACAATACCTGTCGTAGTAAGCACGGATTCCATCCCCACCGGAATATTCTGCTCGGCTGTATAGTTGTAGGCTGCTACACCCGCGGCATCGTTATCCGTGTATGCCGTAGGGGTATAGCAGAACCGTGCGACCGGATTAGCCGCAAGTACATTTATAATATCCGATATGGCCGAAAGCGAATTGTGTATGTCACTCATATGAACATCTCCTGCTAGGTAACCTCTGAAAGTATGAGCTGCGGGAACTTCCATTCCGTAACCTTCTTCCAGGTGTATAATTTCTGCATCTTGTAGTCTGTGTCAGACTCAGCGTTCAGCATATAATATACAATAGTATATAATCCTTCGTTTGTAAACGTCACATTCCGTATGTAATCCTCAGTAAGCAGCTCCGTTATGTACAGGAACTCTTTTATGGAAGGCCCGTTGTAGCGTATCCGCTGCATTGCAAGAAAATAATGGTAATACACATCATAGGTCATGTATACCTGGTAGGAGAATACCTCGGACAGATGCAGGTATTTTCCTCCGTAATAAGGATACGCGGCCATCCCTGAAGGAGCGGGATTCACCAGAAGGTTCTCCTTTACAGTCCCGTCAGAGTTCAGTATATTAAGATCCTCGGAAATATACCCCAGTACGGGTGCTCCGGGTTCCACCATGCTGGTCTGGCCCTCCGGTGTTGCAAGAGTATTTATATCCGTCGAGTATATTGTCCCGTCCGTCCGATAAAATATGAACCGCTCACAGGACCTGTCGAAAAGCCCCCGCTCACTGTACTCCACTCCGTTCACTATATGCGATGACGTGAACCGGAGGCTTCCTGCGGAACTCTCAGCCGTTATATACGGGACGAATACTCCGGCTGTAATCCCTATACCCTCAAAGTCGCTTTCAGAGATGACAGGCCCGCTGCTCACGGCCTCAAGTCCGACCTGCATATGGGCCATGTAATAAAAAAGGGACCGGATATTCTCCGTACAGTTGTTAAGGAAATACACACAGGCTTTTACATAAAACCCGTCAAGTTCCGAACACAGATGCCGGAAAAATGTTTTAACACTCATACAGCAGTCCCGGAATATACTACGGAGGTAAGTTTTCCTATATGCGTACGGTCTATCTCAAGATAGGGAATCTCTGTCCCCGATGAGTCATACAGGGTCACGTTGCGGAGTACAACTGATGACAGGTTGGCCGCTACAACAGCATCATAGAACAGTTTTTCCGTAATATAGGCTGTCCGTGTCACCGGATGTTTGTATACAGAAAGCATCAGGCCGATAGCCTTCTCCACGTCTGCCAGGGCGTATAATGATGCCGAATATATAAAATCAAGTTTTATACTATATTCCATATTCCCGAACATTACGTAGTTCACAGGGTATCCGGAACCTGCGAGGCATCCGGACTGATAATACAGGGTACCTCCTCCGGTTACAGCCAGCGTGGGGAATATTCCATAGGAGGCTACGACATCAGCGACTTCACTTGTAACTGTTCCGGAAAGCACTATGAGCATGTAATATGCCGGAACCGTATAGCCGCCTGTAACCACAGGTGCACCCGTAGCATTGAATGTCACGAGTGCATCGTATATCGACGGGATATTCCGGAGGGCAGCCTGCATCTCATTGACAATGGAAACACGGTCTTTGTCAGTAAGAATCCGCGTACGGAACGCTGCATCCGTCTCGGCTGCGTAACCCTGCATATCCGTATTGTCGGCACAGGAGAACGTAATGTCCGGAGGCATTGTAAGGATATTCCCGCTGCCGTCCACGGCTGATACTGCTATGGAGGCCTGTGCTGTTATAAGACATGTACCTGCCGCCGTACACAGGGAGGCTTCAGTATGCGCCCCGCCTGCAGGAACCGATACAGCCTGTGCAATCGTGAACACAAACTGATAGTCCGAGCTGAAAGCATAGGTATATGTTCCCACCGGGAGTATTACCGCCGAGGAAACATTGCCGTTGACTGCCGTAATGAGCAGGGAGCTTCCCTTTCCGGACATACGTTTTGTACCGGCTATAAGTGCCACGGATGAAAGATCCTCCGCCGGACAGTTGGCAGGGTCGAACTTATACGACAGGATCACACAGACATTATTTATTATCTCGTACCCTTTTGCTACAGCCTTCAGGATAAGATAAATAATATTCGTATTGCTCCGTTTTATTGTTTTAGGCGCAATATACCCGTCGAATGCATCACACATAGTTGTAAGTATCTCTGAATACGTCATTACTATCATACGGCCACCTCTATATAGAACCCGAGGGTTCCTGAATCCGTTGTCGTGAAAATAACACTGCACCGTCCGGATACTCCGGTTACGGCATTCTTTATCTGGTACATAAGCAGAGTCGAGGATATTTCCCCGAGAAGTGCCTCAGCCCACTGGACGCCTTCCGAAGATGCGAGCGGATCACTCCCTTTCTGTTTCAATGCTGCGAATACGGCCTGCTGCTTGAGTTCCGCCGTATCCTCCACAGTCTCCGCTCCTGTAATAATACTCCCTTCCTCTATAAGATGGAAGTCAAAAATACCGTCTACATACACCTCTGTATTTCCCGAGGGCTGCAGTACGGACTCCTTTGTATAAATATAAACATCCATATCAGCCTACCTTTGTCTTGGTGCTTCCGCCGGTTATTTTACCCGTAAGACTTGAGGGTACGGAAGATGCTGCAAAAAAAGCAGTAAGGACAGCCTTGAGCGCGGCACCCCCGTCCTCCGGCACTGGAGTCCAGCCGGACAGTGCCGTCTTGAACGCCGTAAACCATCCCCAGAATGACGGATCTTCGGCTGACGTACTTTTAATCTCGTCTTCTTTCCGTGCAGCCCCGTTACTTCCGCCCTGTACAACAACAGTATCATCACTGTCTACGTCAAGTTCCTTCGACGCCTTTACGGAAAGTTTATCGTCAAAAGTAAGCGCCGTCTCCTTGGTTACCTCGGATGTCAACTTGCCTGCTGCAGAAACAGATATATCAACCTCGTTATCACTATCTCCCAGTACAGCGGTTATCTTATCCGTATCCACCGTCAGGGTATTTATGCTTTTTCCTTTCACCGTACCAAGCCCGACCGCAACACAGGTATGCACGCTGTACCCGTCAGCCCCCCGCGTTTCCTTCGTCCCGGTGAACATATCGTATGCCCATTTTTTCGGAGAAAGGATAAGCACATGGTCCCCTTCAGACGGAGTTACAGATAATTCAAACAGCGCGCTTGTAAGGGATATATATTTTGCATTCACGCTCTCAGGGACAGTTTCGTCCGTAACTGAAAGATGCACTTCCACATCCGAAGAGGATATAACCTTAGTAATATCCCCGTAGGAAATAAGAAACATTTTCCGTAAAAAGAACAATATGGAATCCGGCCGGGAACACCCGTTTGACCAGTACGACCCGTCATCAGTCATCCTGAACCCCCTGCAGAGGAACCATAGTAAGCGTACATTCGTTCCGGTCTTCGACCGTAGCAAAATCCACGTCCATCTCGAAACAGCTGAAATATTTTACTCCTGACAAAGGGGCAAGATAGTACTGTACAAAATCCGTAAGTTTATACGCGGTATCAAACTTCACGGGATACATTATCGGAAACATCCCGAAAAACGGCGTATGTGCAGTAGTAACAGCTGAGAATGTTATATCATAAACAGCAGGAAAAGAATATGCATACGACTCCACCCTGGAAAGAGGTATCTTTCCGGAACTTCCGCTTATAAGCGTCGTACGCGTCGAGGCTTCGTCAGCGGAGTTACGGGAATCATACAGCAGCAGACACGGATATGACTTCGGGATGCTTACTTCCCCGCCGGATTTTATCTCGGAAATAGTCCTTCCCGCATTCTTATATTTTGTAAACCCGCTCCGCCATCCGAGATACGGATATATCTGTGCTTTTATAAGCGTGAGCATCTGCTCCGGATTGTCGGCATACAGTTTAATATACTGGGCAAGCTCAAGTTTTATCTGGTCCGCCGATATAGTCCCGTTCTCCTCCGCCCGGAGCATCTCGGCAAGATATACCGGAATATCATATCTCAGTGACTGTGTACCCACAACCACCCGCTGAAGAAGCGCCGGCTTATCCGGAAGAAAACAGAGGGAATCAACTTTTCCGGGATCTGCTGCTACGGCCTTACGCAGGGAATCCATATTGGCTGAGAATGTCGCCGCATCTCCGGATACTTTTGACTTATAGTCTGAAATATTACTGTTTACGGAATTACGTTCCGAAGCCGCCGATACATAAGAATCCCAGTACCTGCGGCTTATAAGCCAGTAAAAAAGTACCTCCGAGAATGTAGCAGATGCCTGCAGATTCTGGAAATCAGGCAGGCTCCATGGAAGAGGCTTGACATATACACTTTTATAGGCCTCGAGGGCCTTATACAGTTCCGTAACCATCGCAGTTGTCCGGAGTTTCGTATTATCAGGAAGATAATCCCGTACATCAGGAATACCGCAGCTTACGGTTGCAGGGCATATCTCGAAGGTCACTTCTGAATCCGGGGGCATACCGGTCTCCGTAACGGCAAGTACGCTCCCCCGGATAACAGTAACATCCTCACTGTCCCCCGTAAGAGCCGTAAACGACTTGTAATTGGCAGATGTAAGCGGAAGAGAAGGCCAGTCCTTGAACTGACCCCTGTAACCCATATGGATCTCCACCGACCTGAACGGCCTCGCCTCAAGAGCCAGGGTACTGCTGGTTCCGTCGGATACATACGGATTGAAATTATGTATCCGAAGCCTGAGTACCGGGGCAGTATTTCCTGAGAATACTTTATAGGACAAGGCTATGGACGGTTTCTGTATACAGGCCCTGTACCGGGACATTCCTGCGGAAGTCTCCACCTCATAATCCGAACGGATTGTAAGATAATCCGACGCCACATCATTCGAAGGTACACCGTTCATATCAAGCGTGCATCTGTATAATTTGACGTTGATAACCCGGTCATACAGCAGGGGATGCCCCGTAAGTTTTCCGAGGGAGACAGCAGAAAAATCCTTTACTACGGCTACAGTTGAGTTATTCGTCATATGAAAGCCCGAACGTCACATCCATAAGATTACTGTCCGAAAGCTGCATCCCGTTAATAGAATCATCCGACACAGGAGTTATCGTACATATGCTCCCCGCTTGTCCGATGACTACCGGCTGATCCGTATGCACCTCATTTCCAGATGAATCTGATACTACAGCCTCAATGCAGTATCCTGCCACCGGAGTATTTATTGTATTATATACAAAACATTCGTCAATCCGCATAATCCGGATATATACAGAGGACGAAAGGTAGTATATGTACTCGTCGTTTACAAAATCATCCGGGGTAACTGATACTGACGCTCTCATGTCCCCAGCCTCCCGAGTGTGCTCATAATAGTCTTGACAAGCCCGCTTATTTTTTCCTGTGCCACAGTATACCATACGGATTTACCCGTCGGATTTCCTGCAGCAGCATTATAAAGCACCATAACAGGGAACTCCTGCAGCTCCAGGGTCACCATATAATTATCCCCGTTTTCCCCCGATTTGACAATGGAACTGTCCGTTACGACAACATATTTGTAATCCCATGAATCCCAGTTCTTCAGCGTAAGGATATGCCGGGAAGCTGCCATCCGGGACAGCGAGTTCTTATTTATAGGAATATCCAGCGAATTGAAGAAATTACCGTTTATACCGAGACCAGCAAGTGTAGCAGTTACTTCCGCCCGGATATAAGTTTTTATCTGGGTTGTTGCACTCAGTGACTCAAATATACCCAGCAGGGAAGAAATAATAGTTGTAATATTCGACTGTGTGGCCGAAGCTTTATACAGGGCCTCCAGTGCATCCGCTGCTCCGGAAGCCCATCCGGATTCCGTAAAACTCTCGCTTACGGCATTCAGTGCCTGTGTAGTAGGATTAAAAAGCGTGCTGAATCCTGATGCAGGCATTACGGCCTCAAGTTTATATTTAACAGGATCATTTATATTATTGTCCGAAATTACGGTCATTGCAGAAAGCTGCTTGGCGTTTACAGTATTCGTCCCGTCCGTATACACCACCACCCGTTTCTGCGCCGTCGTATTATGCTGTGTCTCCGTACAGGTTATCGTATGCAGAAAAACAACAGGCAGCGATGCCTCGGCCGGATCCGCTATCCAGTTAGGATCATAGAGAAATGAGCATCCGTCAAAACTGCTGATCGCCCGGGAAGTGGTACGCAGAGCCGTAGCGACATACAGCGCATCAACTCCTTTCGATGTAAATGCATTCTGAGCAGTGAACATCCGTACCTCCTATTTTATCTTATTCAGGACATTCCCTGACAATGGGGAACCTGACGGAAATTTGTCGTTAAGATTGTATATACTTCCGTTTACAGCATTGATCTTACGCCCGCCGGTACCTTTATAATTATAACTCTTCGAGTCACTGTAGTCACTCTCCCCTCCGGGTACCACAACCTTTATGTTGTTTGTGAGATCCAGTTTGGAATCAACCTGTGCAGGTTTCGCAGACAAACTGAGCAGTTTATCGAGTGCAGGAGAGATAATCCCGGACATAACTGCCGCATCCGACATTGTACGGGATAACCCCGGTGCAACTTCCCTGTTCCCGTAAACCTCGGATCTTCCGGGTCCCGGACTCGAAAGCTTATGAAACCAGTCCATCCAGCTCATCCGCTCAAGGCTTGTCATTGTACCGTACTTCGATGTTCCGGTCTCAAGATTTCCCCGGGTCACATCAAGGACAGTCTGCGGAGTCATCATGGTTACAGTCTCTTTTCCCGGATTGTATGACGAGAGATTATTCTGCAGACCCTCCGCGTACAGCCCGCTCAGCGCCATATCCGGCATATAAGAAAGCCACTTTTCCGCAACAGCCTTCTGCTCGGGATTCATCTTCCGTATTTTCTTACGGAACGAATCCATAAACGCAGATACATCCGCGAGATCAAACGGAGTACTGCTTTTTCCTACGGACCAGTCTGCCATATCCTTCATGGATACTTTTCCAAAACTGGAACTGCGGAATATCTTTGCCTCCGGTGAATACCCTATGGACTCTGCAGCAGCTGACATAGCCCTGTAGTATTCCTTCACATCCCCGGAGTTCTGAATAGCCGCCAGCGTACTTTTTGTCGCCTCCATACGAGATTTGTTGATCTGCTGATTATAGGAGACCATTTCCGCCTTCTCCTCTTTAGTCCCCCAATGGCTTATAAGAAAATCACTTATTTTATTTATAATTCCGCTCCGGTCTACCCAGGATGCGATTTTTTCCTTAAGACTGGTGAGTATTCCGGTCAGCTCACTGAGTGCAGTCGCAAGAGACGCAGCGTGCAGGACCTCATTGCTGCTCGGTTTTATTCCTCCCGCATTGGCCGTCTCCCTGTTTCCGGAATACTGGTACTCATGTGACATAAGGGAAGCGATCTCGGGACTCAGGTTTGCAGAAATAAACCGTAATACTTCCCGGGTACTCTGCGCCTTCGTAGGCATAGTCCTGCCGTACGGGTCCTTGTTTTTAGCGATCAGTTCGGACGCAGCCTGTCTTATCCCGTAGAATACATCCATAATATTCCCGCCGTTGACAGCTACGTTCACCGCGGACTGTACAAGTTTTCCCTGCTGGGAAGTTCCTGACCCGAGAAGCGCAAGTCCCCTGATCTGTTTCTCACTGGATTCAAGGGCTTCCGGAGAGTTGAACGCCGTGAGAAGTCTGCTGAGTCCTTTCTCCGTAGTCCCCGGAGCAACCCCGTACTTCTGCTCATCTTCCTGAAGCTGTGTAATCACTTCCGGAGCCACACCGAGTTCAATAGATGATACAGCAGTACTCAAACCCCGGTCAGCACCCTGCTTCGCCACTTCATATAATTTCAGGACAGTACGCTGTATAAAAAATACAGATGCAAGAAGTTTGGCCATAGAGGCTATAAATGATGATGATTTCTCACTTCCGTTCTGTTTCCGCTGCGTGTCAAGAAACTTGTTCTGCTTGTCAATGAAATCCTGCGGAATCTCAGACTTTCCTCCGGCAGGCACCTCATAACGAAGATTCTTCGGATCAACCCCGAGATTCAGCGCCCGGCGTTTCCGGTCCCTGTCAAGTTCCTGTTTCCAGATAATACTCTCCTCCGGACGGAGCACAGTCTGTTCTGAAGACGCTTTAGTAGCCAGCCTGGACTGCATCCTTCGCGTATACCGTATATTTGCCGGAAGCCGCAGCGTATCCGGATCCTCAGTATCCTGTACCCCGAGATCCCGGAGAAGCGAATACTTTGCTCCAGCCACAGCCTTCGGGGACAATCCTTCAGCCGACACCGGGATATAAGGAGTCTCCACAGAGGATATCATTCCCTGTTTCTTGGCCGTATCGGAGAACATCCCCTTTCCCCTGTATTTAAGCGCTTTACTCATTGCTGTCTGAAGCAGTGATTCATTTTTTTTAAGCGTAGTTACCGTAAGGACTGCACGTTTTGTTTTCTCGTCGTATGCCGCAATATATCCGGTCATGGATTTCTCCAGATCGGTTGCTGCCGTACCGGCAAAAAGAGTTTCTATTGATTTACCCCTGGACTCCATATCCCGGAGATATGATACGTTCTGCCCTTTCCGTGACGCAGGTACACTCATACTGTAGGTTACAAAATCATTACCGAAGGTCATTCCCCCTCCTTAGCCATGAGTATATTGTACTGCATAATCTGGGCAGATACATCTGCATATTCAGGCATTCCGAGAATATCCCTGATATCTACAGGAACAACATGGAACCGGTCAAGATATGAATAATACAGCCACAGCCAGCCTGTTTTATAATGTTTGTCTATGAGTTCTTTTGCGTAACCGGAGCCTTTCTTTTTTTCGCTGCTTCCGTTTCCAGGCTCCAGTCTTCCGGCGGAAGCGGAAATTTTTTTAACAGCAGATCCTGCATAAACTCCAGAAGCCAGGCTATGACAACAGGATACTCCGCGATAAAATCAACTCCCCGGAGATCCATATAACGGTTGGTTATGACAAACTTAGCCATGGATTTCATAACGCCTTTTCCATCCCGGAGTCCGATCTCTACACGTTTACCGGAAAGTTTCTGCATCATAATATCATACATAAGGTCAAAGTTCTCAATATCCTCGAGAATCCGGCATTCCTCGATGACAGGAATATCGGCAAACCCGTCAGGAAAGAAAAACGCAATCCTGTTCTTTTGAACCTCGTTGCGAACTATCTCCATCTGGGTATGCCGTTCCTGTACAGACGCATCGAGAAATATACCCTGCCGGGATGATCCGGCACTCCGGGTTATTTCCATATAACGCTCCTTTCTCCCCCCGAAGTCCGGTATACCGTATTATGTAAGTGATGTCTTGGAAATTACTGAATGGTCCTTATCATAAACTACACCGAGCATATCATTATCCGCCGTAATACCCGCAAGGTTTGCCGCGTCATAATCCTCGATGCCCTCCGACTCGGACTTATCATCCATACCGGAATCCCCGAGCTGGGTACCTGCAGTCGCAGCATTAACAGAGGCACTGTCCGCCTTATTGATACCATACTGCTTGAATATAGCAGAAAGACCCTGGGTATTTCCTGCAGCCCAGATAGCCTTGGCCGAAACCGACGCAGCAGAAACAGTCTGTATCCATCCGGCAAAAAGCAACTTGCAGTTATACAAGGGCACATCATTCCCGGAAAGAACTTCATACGGAACATTTGCTACGGACAATCCGTAGAATATCTTAGTGATGGTCTTGCCGTTGATATCCTTCTGAGTTGTAAGTACTCCTCCTACAGAATCCTTACACGCGGCAATAAGCTGCATACAGACTATTCCATCCCCGGATCCTGCAAGACCTGTCGTAGGAACCAGATGAAGTGTCATCGTTCCAGCCTGCACATCATTTGTTATCGTAACCGTAGATCCGCTGACAAGTACGATCATCTTGCTTGAATCCATAAGAGGATCCGCCCGTAAAAATTCATCATCGAGTTTTGCACTCTCCGAAATATCGACCTCGTCATATGATCCGTCTACAGACGCCCCGGAAGCGGACGTCGCCAGCTGCCCCGCAAGGTACGGATGACGAATTTTTACACGCATGCCTCCTGCGGTCTGAAAACTTGCACGATGTGCAGTACCTAAAAGATTCGGTCCAAAAGACATATTATCATCCTCCCTTATGCGGTAATTGTACCGGATATATCGATTTCACGCAGATCATAAACATACTTTGCAGACCAGCCCTGCGTGACTGTAAACTTTGTCTTGGATGTCTGTGATGAATAAGCCGGGAAATTAAGGCTTATTCTGGATAACCGTCCATTTGCCACAAACAATGCCAGATACTTTGTAAGATATGACTGGACCTCAGCGTAAGCTGCCTCACTTTTAAGCACCGGATCCGTAAGCGTAGCAGCCGAAGTAAGCCACTTTGCAATATCCTGCGAGCAGTGGTAATCCACATACTTTGCGATCATATCTGCAAGTACAGGCACTCCGTCAGTAACAGAAATCATCTGACTTACTACAGAATTATTCAGCGTACCGTCCGCAATACTCATAAGATACCCTACATTCTTCGAGTCAAGAATAGTCCACTGCGGAGATGTGAGGTTATCATTGGCATCCGCATTAAGATCATCCACAAGACCCGTAGGCTTTATACTGTCCCCTGACAACCGGAGGAAATCAAGTTTATTCCCCGTATATATTCCGGAAACATTTACAGCACTGTAGAAGTTCTTGAATACGACAGGAATATAATTTACATCTTCACTGTGGACGCACATATATACCCTGTCCCCTGCTATAAGATGCAGTGCACCCCAGAAATAAAGATTCCTGGGATTAGCTGCAGAAGTACCAAAACTCAGCGAGAATGCCCCGTAAGTAGCCGTATCACTGAACCATATTGTTTTCATATAGCCAGCGGTCGCAGGAATATCAAGAATACGTACTTCCGATCCGTATACAGATGCCGTATTGAGCTTTACTCCGGATACATATACCTTATCAGACGTATAGAATGCTATACCGCTGGTTGTCGCACTATTTGATGAAATCGGTACCGTAAGTTTTACTTTCGTTGTCCCCGACGGAACTGCAATATAATCCGACGCTTTCGCCACACTGCTTGCATCCGTTACCCCGGTAGTATAAACTATCGTAGTATCCGCCGTAAACAGAGGATCCGCTGCATCTGCATAGGCCGTAACGGACTCATTCAGCGCTGTCATTCCGGCGATTTCCTCAGCTTTGGTGTACGTGAGTACTCCGCAGTTATTCACCGTTGCCCCGGTAAGATCCAGTTTCACAAACGGAATCGTAGCAGATAACGTACTTTCTTTTTCTACAAGGTAAGCAAGTGAAAGGGCGAGATCAAAATAATGTGAATCATCATATGCCGACCCGGTGACCGTACTTACTGTACCGTCGTAATGCTCGGAGAACATGAATTTGAAATACCCGGCATAATAATACTTATTGAACGCCGTAGTAAGAGGCGCAAAATCTATGGACGCTGCAGTAACCGTGAGATATGTACCGAATGTATCCGGTGTACACAGGAAAACTATAAGGTACACGGTTATCGCCGTGTTAGCCCCGGAATTGAATACAGCAGCCCACTGACGGTATAATTCTCCGGTCAGAACATCCTGATAGTTATCAGCGGTTACAGTTTTGACTACCGGCTTCAGAGCAGTAAGCCCCGTACCGTCATATCCTTTAATGTTACCCGCCGCAAGAAATGACGGGATCATGATTATAAGCGAATTGAAGTTCTCTACACTTGTATCCTCTTCCACTGAAGTGATACCCGACGTAAATTTTACCTTACGGTTGGCAACACTGCCGAAATAATTAAACTGCATTCCTCATCCTCCTGTTCTAACCTACATTACCGCCTGCCAGTGTAACCGACTCGAGCGGCTGCTGATCCAACGAGTATACCTCTGTATAGCATAACGTTATACGTATATCCCATGCAAGTGCCCCGTTATGTCCGAAATAGTCAATCGGATGGCAGTGTATTGCCGAGATATAATCCAGCGCCCTGGCATAGCATTCCTGAAACCATATCTGTGCAGCATCCTGTCTGGATGACAGCATATGGAAGGCCTTCGCCCAGGCCTCACCCTGTACACCTATAAACCTTAAAAGAACAACAGCCTTTTTAACCGGGACAGCTACGGCATTATAAGCCTGAACATCCTGCGTCACACGGTCGTCCGACTCTACAATATATTCCACAAAAGTATCATTTCCAGCCGTCACAATAGGATTCAGCCAGTTATGGTTCATCGGGATTATATATTTCCGGGCCTCGGCTTCTATAGCCGCATCTTTTTCCAGCGTATCCCCTGTACCGTATAATAATTTACGGAGACTCTGAAATACAGACTCAAGAGTTACACCTGTAAAAGTCTCAGCCATTCCGTACCCCCGTATTAAGTGCAACCGTAACCGTCATATCGTTTATAAGCTGCCCCGTCGCAATAAACAGTGAACTTCCTGAAATACCTGCGGACTCCCGTTTCCGGAGTGTAGCCTCTGAAACTGTACCCATATTTCCCTCATGCAGATAATCCGAACAGTCCCTCCGGACTACTGCCCCGAAATTACCGAGTTCCGTTTTCTGAGCATACCCGGATATATATCTTCCCCGGCTGTCCCTCCGGTTCAGCGTACGGTATACTTTCGCAACCTCGCTCTCCAGCCTGTAATAAATGTCCACTGAAAAATAACGGTCAAGAAAACTTTCCCCGTATGCCGACTTGTCGGACAGCAGGGCGTACAGCCACCGGAAAGTAACAGCTTCCCCTCCATATTGTTTACCCATATAAAACGGATTACGGAGTGTATCCGAAAAAGAATACAAAAACTTTATACTGTCTTTCGGAGACGCTTCATACGCCTCATACAGGGCCAGCCGCATACGCCCCTCGGAATATCCGCCCTGCCGTTTCTCCTCGGTCTTATTCTCACGCATGAAATACGACAGCTCACGTATTCCATAAGCATCAGGCTTAGTAACTGCCGCGCACATGGTCCGTTACCGATACATCCTCTGTCTGTGTATCTGTATTCCCCGTAACACTTGACAGCACATACATATAGAACCCGCCTTCCTTCTTATACGGGTTCCCCTCCTCTACACGGAAAACAGAACCAGGTTCATCATCCTGTACTGCAAATCCAGCCAGAACAACTTTTTCACGGCACCACAAATACGGAGTATCCACTGCCGAAATAGTATCATTCTGCTCAAGAATCTTCCCGTTGCGGACGAATATAACAATACCTTTTATATGAACAATACCGGTCCTCGGATAAAATCCCCCGGCCGGCCTAGGACTCATATTGAACAGCGTACAGGGCCGCATAAGTTCCGGAAAAAATGAGAGCATGTCTCCGTAACATCCTGCCATACTCAGATCCCCGCAGGAGATACCACAGGAGCGTTTTTATTCGGCATAAAACACAAAAGCTCGACTTCCTTATCGTGCCGATCAACCGGACGGCCGTTCTGAAATACCACAACATGGTCCGTAATACATAATTTTCCAGCCTCCATAAGTTCCTCAGCATCAGACTGCCAGGACACCGGAAGTTTATAACTTACAGCAGGAACACATAATTTTCCATTCATCCGTAAGGAATGTTTTACATTAAAAAAAAGCTGCCCCATATATACCCCCTATGTCACATACAGCATCGCACGTTTTGCAGAACTGGTAATCATCAGCCATGCCTTATACCCGAAAACATTTGTCTTAAGTGCGTCAAGAACTCCGGAAAATAACTTATCAGTATCCGAGAATATAATACGTATTCCGGCTATGCTCTTTGACTTTATAGGCATTCCTCCCGTAGAAGCTACAGCATCCGTATATTCCGGATATAAATCCGCAATATACCAGGCCGTAAGCAGTCCGAAACACATCCGGGTCTTGTCATACCATACATCCAGAGGCATACTGGACCATAATGTCTGAACCCCCGTGAACATAGTGTATATGTCATTCACAGCAGCCGTAATAAGATCATCCTTATCCCCTTCTGAAAATACCGAGAACTTATCACTATACCGCGCACGGAAATACCGGGCGTCGATACGTTCCGGTACTCCATCCACCAGCAGGGGTGTCATTATTCAGTTCCTTTTCCTGTACCTGCATTTTTAAGCGCAGCAATCTGTGCAAGTGCATCCTCCAGTTTCTTCTGCGCCTCCGCAAGTTTCTTCTCTGATTCCGCTACTCCGGATGACGTGGCTGCTATCGAAAGTTCAGCCTTAAGCGCTGCATTTTCAGCAGTAAGCGCTGAAATCTGTGTTTCCGCAGGTTTCGTATCTTCCGGAGTTACTGTAGTCATTACAATATTTCCGGATTTAATGTCCTGTGCGAATACAGGACACCGGGCCAGAAGACTTTTATACGTATCCTCAGTACAGGCCGCGTAATTACTGGATACTTTCTCCCCGAGTATATCGACAGTCTGTACGGGCACGGTAAGTGCCGCTTCCGGTTCCTTATCGGACCGGGCTGTTACGTACCGTGTAGCATAACCCATATGATTTACAATCCACACTTCTGCATTACTCATTTCTGTATCCCCTTACTCGGAATATCCGAGTCCCTTATAAACTGCGACTGTACCCGCGATAGGAGCAATGATTCCTCCGATACGCTTGTACTGGGTATACAGCATACCCTGCCGTGACATGATCGGCGGTACGATAAACGTAGAAAGAGGCTCCGGCAGAATAACCAGACCCATCTCGTCACCCATCGCACTCGATACCGACGGTACCGTAAAATACGTAAGGTCATACGCATTCGTGTTGAACGGATTTACCGACCCGCCTGTAACCGTCGGATCAAGCATGGCATCAACAGCAAAACTCAATGAAAGTTTCTTAAGACCACCGCCGAGATCCTCACCCTGTGCAAAATGCTTCTGTATTGTCTCCATAGGAGACTCACCGTTAAAATTATCAGAATACAGCGTACTTGTAAGAGCCTGGTACGTATATGGACTCACGTTGATATTCATCAGGTTGCTCATATAATGGTTTGCAAGCATGAAGTCTGCAATAAGACCGATAAACTCCTTCGTTATATCGGAACCTTTTGTAGTAGAGCTTCCCTTATAGATCGTATGGAGCGCCGTTCCTGTGTAAGTCACAGGCGTACAGCTCTGCATAAGACCCGTAAAGCCTGACTCCGCGTCACCGAAATACGTAAGCTGGTCCTGAATACGGTTGAGCATCATGGCTGCAAACCGTTCCCTGTCACCGATCCCCTGGGCCGTAAGAGGCGTACCCGCTCCGGCTGCAAGAGCCTCCGCAATGGAACTGTCATAGTCAATGGCAATATTGTATATCCGGGACATGATTGTTCCGAACTTGTTCAGGACAGGGCTTGAATTTGTCTGCTCTACATCGCCGAGCGCTGTATTATTGATACGCGCGTATCCTTCAAATGCTTCCTTGAACACCATGACCATATCACACCAGGCATTCCCGAAACTCTCTACAGATACAAGTCTTGATGCCTTACTCGCTGCATACGGCTGCTTGAAAATACGGTACATTATACCGATATTCCAGTACGGAATCGCAGAACTTGTAAGCATTGAGTCGTTTACACCCTTCATAAGCGGTTTTACGACATACTGCTTTTCCTGCGCATCATAGAAGAACACGGGTCTCAAGGATCCAGTAATACGCTTTTTTGCATCCGCCGGAGTAACCCCTGATGAAATGAGGGAGTCAAGCGCACTTTTCGTATGAAGTGCAACCTGCGGGTCAGCCTCAAACCGGATAAGCGGCTTTACAGGAAGCTGTATCCCGCGCTCGTCACACGGACACCAGTATGACCGTGCCGAAGGCTCCGCAGGCAGAAGTGAATCATGCTGGCTTCCGTATACAGCAGCAGCCCGTGATCCGGTTGAAACACGGAACCGTGACTCCGTACCGATACGGATCCCGTCTATCTCCGACATACCCTTCGGATACATACTCATAAGATCAGCTTCACTTTTTCTCCGGAAATTCTCCGAAATAGATTTTCCAGTTATATATTCAGCCATTGTCTCTCCTCCTTACGCTGCAGCTGTAAATACTGAATTATCAGAATCCACATGAACTACCCAGCTCTGGTCATCCGGATTCAGTTCACTGATCCGGCCGATTGTCGTAAATCCTGCGGCCGTAGCAGCCGACCCGAAAGCGACTGCACCGTCAGTATTACGCACATATGCATAGGCGCCGATAAGAATTACCGCGTTGCTGAACACCAGTGCAGCACCTGCGGTCGTAATTCCCGACCGGTAACGCCAGTATCCGTCTCGGGCAATATTGAATTTATTATACGAATGTACCAGTTCCCCTCCATTAGGATAGGATCCCTCGACACCCATGGAACGTATGATGATACCTGCAAACTTAGGTACTGCACTCGCCACCGTCGGTGCCCCGATATACAGGGCGTTTGTCTTTGCCGTCGCGTTGTAGAACAGTCCGTTACCGAACGTCGCACCTGTGCTCTCCGCGGTTCCGTCAGGGTTAAGCAGTGATGACCCTGAAAGGGTGAAAACATTGTTGATCCCGATCTTTACCTGCACTCCGTTTACGGATGCCGAAGGTTTGTATACTCCTGTCTGGATACTCAGACTAAAATTGTTTGTCTCTATCATTATCTCTCCTCCTTAATTAAACAGTTCCCGTATCGTTTCCTGTGCTGTATCCATGTCCAGTGAACCTGCGCTGTCAGTTACCATGCCACCGTCAGGTTTCGGCGTATTACCCGAAATACCCGTTATCTTCTGTACAGCAGCCGTGATTTTTGAATCAAGCGTAGCACCGAGAGAATCCATTACGGCTTTCGTAACCGCAGGAACAAGTGCGTCGACGACTGCCTGGGCCGAATCCTTCGTACCGGATTTCTTATCAGCTTCTTTCTTCTTTTCTTCTTCCGTTTCCTTTTCATCCTCTTTTTTTTCTGCCTCTTTCTTTTCAGAGTCAGCCACATTATTGGTATTCTTTCCTTTTCCGTCTGTATCCGTAACTGCAGCCGGAGCAACAGCCTTTTCTACGTCTTTCATACTCTCCCCTGAAACTGAATTATAGCATGAGTCAAGCACTTTGCTTATCTCTGCCTTATTGGCCACAGCTTTTGCAGGATTGTCGAAGCAGTCCTGTACCATATTACACAATTCCTCTTTTCCCGGGGAATCCTTAAGAACAACTATAGAGTCCAGAACCACTCCGGCAGCCGCCGCAAGTTCATCGTTTCCCTTATCCTTTACACTTTCAAGCTGTGTAAACACCCCGGTAGAAAACGGTACCGCAGAATCTGCAGCCCGGCCCCTGCTGAATACATACTGAAAAATACCTGTCCTCATTTTCATAAGACCTCCAAAAACAGAATCAAGTACAGCCACCTTGTCTCCGCCTCTCCCCAGAGCCGTCAGTGCAAGATGATTGACATCCGTTATTTCCGTAAGCATAATGTCACATCCGTATTTCTGACTCTCCTCTTCTGTAGCCCACCGTTTGTCACATTTATAACCGAGGGAAACTTCCTTGTTGCCGTTCGTATAATACTCATACAGTTCCCGGGTATAAAATGCAAGGGACGACTGTATGCCTATCTCTCCGCCGTCAATCGGAATAACATCGACAGACTCCCCGGTAATACCCTTTGCGTACCGGCTCCAGTTGTCAGGAGTTATCCATTCCTCGTCAGGATGCTCCTTCGCCACCGGAAGACGCATCATCTTATCTTTAGCCGCCACTACTACGGACGGCTGCCTGTATTCTATATATGAAGCCTTGTCATGCCCGGTCATATCAAGCTGCCCGTTCCGGGCAATTTCATCCGCAGTATATACCTGAAGACCCGACCGGCAGAGAATAACATTCTTTACAACAATATACGGAGCAATGGATTCTTTTTTATCATTATAAAGTGCCATAGCTAAACAATACCCCCTTACTATACATCTGTCAAGTTATCTTTTCATACGTCCTTCAGCCCTTGCAAGCCCCTCGGTACGTTTCTCACTTCCTATACGGGTCTTCTCATGCTGTTTCTGCTCAAGAGGTGAGTATTTATCCTTGCTGGTATTCCCCGGGTTCTCCGGGTCCTTAACCGTCACGCTGCTGTCCGGGATAATTTTTTTCTCCGCACTCTTTATATCCGACTCAAATTTCCTGTCCGACTGTTCATCCTTCTTCTTCTGTACATCCGCCAGCTGCTCAAGAAGCTCCGACGACAGGGACATATCATCTCCTGCATAGGAGAACGCCAGCTGCGCTGCCTTATCCATAGGCATCTGTCCTGCCACAAGATCAAAAAACGCCTTTGACAGATTCGATGCGATCTCCGCTTTCTCTGTAGCATTTGCTATAATAGGTGAATCGAATGATATCTCCGTATAAGGAAGGGCATCCATAACTTCCTTTGAAGTTCCGAGCGTGTCGATCACCACGATCATGGCTATCCGTTTAAGCTGTGTCTCACATTCCTTATGTATATACTCTACATTCTCCCACTGCTTCGAGAGGTTTCCCTGTGTATCGTCCCCGGATGAAAAGTTTCCTTTTTCCGAAGAAAAAAGCATCGGTTCCGGTATATCAGCATCCGCCGCAAAATCCTGCCTGAGAAGTTTCGTCATCTCCGGTACCTGTGAGAAATTACGGTTTATAGCCTTGAGATCTCCCGTCACGTCCATATTGACAGGATTATCCGGCGTGACCTTCCGTACATGCACCTGGTTCTCGTCAAGTACATCCGAAAGGGCGTTTGATCCCTGCGTAGCAAGAATACCGTCTATAGCCACAGTCCTTACAAGAAGGGACATCTGCTGGATCATATACGGCATTGTACTCATTACAATCTTATACTGCTCATATGATTTATAGTACCCGCAGAAATCTGATATACCCCATCCCTGCGTCCATATCTTCCCCCACCATCCGGCCTGCGGGGACGTAATGATCCTGGCAGTCCTGCTCCGGGATACATCGCATCCCATATACGGAATGAAATAAAATGACGGCTCAAGGAAATCCCGCTGAGTGGGAGCTACCGGCGGGATAATCCAGGTATTCCACCGGTCAAGGGATATGAACCGGTCTATGCAGTGCTTTCCAAGTATCCCCAGCCGGAGAAGACCCTCCATAGGAAGCCCCATGGTAAGCGGCGTATCCTTCTTGAACATCGCAAATACAAGATCACCTCCGTATACCAGGGAGTCGACCATTCCGCTGGATATTATTCCGGGAAGATTGAGCCTGAGCGCATTCTCGGATATACGGTCTATCTGCCTCGGCTTGAACCTCGGATTACGGATCTTAAGACCGTTCAGGAGTATTGACTTTGACTTCTTATTTATGACGGTCTCCAGAAGTCCTTTCTGTGAGTACAGTGAGCTTGCCTCCCCCGGGGATATCCACAGGTTCGGCATCGTTATATTATTCTGTATTACATCCTGCGGCATATTTATTCCCATTACAGGATTCTGTACGGTATCCAGGACACCCCGTACGGAATCAAGATTGCTCCGTGTAATGCTGGTTTTTCCCTGGAGCATATCATATACACGCGGTATCGATTTATATACATCACATCTTATATCCACAGGCGTCTGGAACCTGGACCCGTACGCTGCAGAGCAGTCCTGCTGCATGGAATTATCCATATCCCTGACCACGCTGTCTACAATAGATAACTTCAGCCCCTTGTATCCGCCTACGTCACGGCTGCGTACATTTCCTGACGATGTACGTCTCGCGGTCATTCCTTCCGAAGAAAGGATATGATACAGTTCTTTATAATTATACATCCGAGTCTCCTTGTTTCTCATTCTTCCGGTTTCCTATCTCCCGGAGTTTAGCAGTCATCCCGTCCATTTCCATATATCCGAGTTCATCCCGCCTGCGTTTGAACCTGTTGATTGTAACATCGAACAAATCCTTCATGGACGGTTCATTTGATACTATATAATAGGAATTATATCCGAGACAGTCGATTATATGATCCGGCGATTTGCTTGTCTTTCCTTTCATCGGCTTTCCCGTCTTCCTGTCATACTGGTAGGTCATACAGGCCTTGTCAGTATCCCTGCAGAAATCACAATTGTACATCCGTCCTGTATGCAGCAGGGCATTCATTACAACAATACGATCGGATACCAGAGGATTGGCACTCTTGAGTACGATCTTTATGTTATACGCCCGGAGCGACTTTCCAGCCATCCCGAAGTTCTGCGCATATGTCATGTCCGGAACCCACCATATCTCCTGTCCCGGAAAATCCGACCGGAACACCCTCGGTGCCGCCGTCCAGTCCGGAAATTCGTACTCTTTTATATTATACATCACCCCGTCTATCAGCGTCGAAGCCACAGCTTTGTTGAATCCCGACCCCTGATTGAAATCCTGGGCAATATATACTTTCTGTCCTTCAGGCAGACAGTCCCATAAATCTATTCCTGACAGGAAATGTTCCGCATGATTATACTGCGGAAGGACCAGCCCGGACTCCACGGCCAGAAATTCCCCCTCAAGATAGCACCGGGTCTCCTTTTCATCATATATTTTATACATTGTATCCACATAATCTGAAGGCAGATAAATGTTGTCACGTGTAGACCCGTGTATAATCATATAGGAAATCTCCTTCTGGATAAAATCCTGTACTGTCTGGTATGTTCCTTTGAGTCCCTGGGACGTCGTTGCAAAACAGATGAATGCCGGACGCCGGTCCTTTACAGGCTGACGGGCACGGTCATTCAGTTTCTTTACAACCTGCATTGCAATATCCGTCGGAAGCTCGTCAAGCTCATCCACAAAGATTCCGGCAACATCATATCCGAACACTACAGAGGCATCATTTATAGGCAGAAGAAAAATCTGTACCCCGCAGATATTTATGATGTTGTCAGCCTTATTCCAGTTATAAGGAGTTTCTGACAGTTCAAGAAGATTAATCAGTGCCCCTGAGAACGTCTTCTTGAGGAAGGTTAGTGTTATCCCGGCTACTATAAGTTTCGGTTTTTTACCTTCCATATCCCTGTATCCTGAAAAATAATCCACCGCCATCAGTACACTGTATACAAGCCCGCTTGTCTTTCCTGCAGCATACCCGCATATATCAAAAAAAAATCTTACTCCCGGGAATACATAAGGAGCCTGGAGGAACTTTCCCTGATGCGGAAGACATTTAATTATCATCTTCGTCCTCTTTTTTACCACGCATCAGCTGTTCTGCTTTTTCCTTGAATTTGTCTTCCTCCGACCCGTCCGTACCGTCCGATAATACTCCGGATACATTCTTTCCTATATGCAGTTCTATCTTAGGATCATTCTCAAAATCTTCCTTACTTTCTGCTACGAATGTTATGTTTAGTTTCTTGTCCTCGTTCTCATTATTCAGGTCATGGAACATCATCTCATTCCCGGATTTCAGTGCGGACAGTATATTAGACGTATTGTCCTTTCCGTCCACCGTTGATCTTCCGGAATACTGTATTTTGCGCAACGTACTGAACTGGTCCCTGAACATCCCCGCGCGTAATGCTTTGGTTTTCAGTTTATATACAGGATCGTCCATCATCTTTATACGGAGTTCCTTTGAAAGCATATTGAGATCAAATGCAAAGTCATCACGGAGTACCTGTGAATAGGATTTTATACATCTTTCACGCAGATCCTCATATGGTATTTTTTCCATACTTTCCGGATCAGTCCTTAAAATATCGTCCTGTACATTCCCGGTGTCAACAGATCCGTCCGGAGCATCATAATTATAAGCCATACAGATCCTCCGGTTATACAGTACACCCCGGTCCTGGTCCTGTCAATTACAGACTTATCCGGTTTCCGGCGGGTATTGATAATCCGTTATTTATTTTTATTTTTCCATGAAATAAATAAATTTATTTAATTTTATATATATAAATATTCCTTATTATTAAAAATATTTAATATTTGAAAATCATAAATTGTGGGCAGAAACGGGTTCCTGCTTTTTTCTGTATACCATACAGTAAGAAAAAAAGCAGACCTTTAGCCCATAATATTTTAAGGTTATTTTAAGATTCTTAAATCTGCGCTTTTTGACCTGTCAAACTAACGTTTTTTACATGATTATTTATTATGATTTTTGTGCACTTCAATTCTTAAACTTTTAAGGACTTAAGATTAATTTATGCATTTACGCCGTGCATCAGTATATAGAAGGAACAAATACCTATGGGTATAGTAGGCAGTAGAATCTTAAAGCAGTCTTGAAAAACACGTTCAAATACGTTGCAAAAAGTCAAAAGAATATTTAACCCCCCTGGGGGATTTTATTAAAAATGAAAAAAGTGAAAGAAATCTTAAAGAAAAATGAAAATGCAAATAGTTTGCATTTTATATGCTTTTTATGATTATTTTTTACAAAAGTGCTCTATCTTTATATACTGTATAGATATAGGCGTGCACGTATAGTTTGTATGACTGTGGGGGCACAAGTTTTTTATGTTTTACAAGTTGGGGGGAGCGGATGCTCACTTTGACTTTTTTATACGTATTTGAACGTGTTTTTAAAGGTTAGTTTAAGGTATGCATATAGGGCGCATCTGTACGTGTACGGTATATGCATGTATCTACTATATACTGTGCACAGTCTGCACAAAAATAATGCAAAAAAATATTTTTTATCTATTGACAAAAAATATTTATTGTGTATAATGTAGGTATAGGTTGAGTAAATAATTTTTGATCTTTGACAGCGGACTTGTGTACAATGTGTGGTACACCGTCGTATATCGGAGTATACGGACGGCGATAATAACACGATGGACGGTAAGAGTGGGATACTATATATCAGTATAGTGGACTGCTTGCGTAAGTGTACGTATATCGTGTGACGGATAAAACGTAAACCCATACATATGTATAGTAGTCTGCCTGTAGGGACGGGTTATATATGCAGTTACTGCAGTGCGTCGCACTGCTTGTATATAGGTGTAGCGCGGTATCTACTATATATACCGCAAGGATGACTATATGATGGAAAATACAAAAGTTGAAGTTCAGAAAGAAACACAGAAAAAAACTGCAAAAGCAGTTTTTAAGAATGACTCTCTGGTACTTACAGTACCGGCGCAACTGCCGGTGTCGGGACTGGATGAAACAACTGAAATACTTGGATGCATTTTTGCATCCATGCGGAAAAATGCAGAAAAAACAGGCGTCAGGAGCATGTCCCTTGACGCATTGACTGCACGTTTCTGTAATTTGGTAAACAAGCGCGTTGAGAGCGCGCTTATACCCATAACGGGTAAGGCTCGCTTAAGAGAGTACGTGTCTATGGTGTCTATCGCTTATGCGGTCAGCATTGACTGCATAGGCCGTCACGGTGATTTTATCGCTGTAACCCGTGACTGTAAAGGCCGTACGACCTTTACAGTCGTAGACAGCCGACCGTCCACATATGTGGACGAAAAACAAAAAAGTAATAACGGAAAGATTTTTGATCTCCTTGCCGCATTAGGGCGGTTGACTGAAAAATGTGTCACGGAAAGGCAGTCTGTCGCGCTTAACAAAGCGATTGATTCTGCCAAGTCCGTCCTTCTGGACGGAGAAGCTGAAGCGGAAGAAAAAGAATAAGGCGTAAGGCGTGTACGGAGTGTACACGCCTTATTGTTTTAATGAAGGGCGGACATGCTGAATGTCCGCTCTTTTTGTTGACTGCATATATAACCCGTCCAGTCTATATAAATCCATGTCCGGTACCATTATCGTACCGGACATGGTTACACGGCACTGTCTCTTTTCTGCCGTGATACCGGAGCGCATTCCGAAAGCGCATCCGGTATGGCCGTACACTTCGTGACAGGGGGCGAAAGCATCTTTACCGGTGCATATGACCGCGTTTCACCGCGCGGGTACGGTATCGGGAGCGCATACCCTTTTTATGCGCAGGGAAGGTTTTCATGGAAATCGAAGGAATAAGAATGGTAGTAAAGGGATTGGCCGTTGTCTGGAATGGGGGCCGCTTTGCACAGCTTGATATGCCTTTCAATAAGGGAGCACATGACGTCATGATAAATGACGTCTGTGTATGGTCGGAAGGCGGCCCGGTCCATAAATCTGAGTATGAGTGGGACGTTATCTCGTGCCATCATACTGTCAGTTCTCAATTGACCGGAGTCCTGGGCAGATGACAGGTATTTTTTAGGCAGACTGTAAGGGGGGCGCATACCCTTTTTATGCGCAGGGAAGGTTTTAATGAAACTTAAAGAGTTTGAGCCTGAAGTCTGTGACTGGATATCCGGTCACAGACAGGCCGTAAAGAGCTATGCGGCATCCCTTGCTGACGGAAAACAGGGGAAATATAAGGATTATGGTACACGTCTGTGTTTCGACGTGTACTATGACTGGGCAGATGATGCCCGGGGGACGGGGCATGATGTGTATGGACGTATACATGTCATGCATCCTGATGACGCCTGCATAGGTACGCTTATGCGGACGTGTCTTTGCCGGGTGTTCCAGGTCTCGGACGTATGCCTGATACCTGCACAGGGAAATACGGGGGAGGAGACTGATGGTATTCAGGAAAAAGGCGGCTGCTAAAAAAGCGGCTGTGGATCTGTGGACGGGGGTAGTGGATGGGCTTTCCCGTATCCGGGAGAGGCACGTTGACGGTGAGGCTGCCGTCAGTATATATGAACTGAAGAGGCAGTGGCTGCGGAAGTACAGACCCCGCATGTACAGCCGGCTGGAGGATTTCTGGCTGTGCCCGTGCTGTGCGTATTTCCGGGAGGTATCCCGGACGGGGTTCTGGCCGGTGGATAACCGGGGATGCGGGCACTGCCCGCTGTGCAATCCGTACAGGCCTGACGGGGACCCGGGAAACGGGTGTGAGGCTTATTTCCGGCCGGTGCAGCAGCCGGATGTCTTTGTATATTCTCTGCCCCGGATGTCTTTGTACATCCTCTGCCGGGATGCGGTGGACGAGGGCAGATGGTACGACGCGGTAAGGGCTGCGCAGGATATACTGGATGCGCTGGAAGCATGGTAAAGATGAATTTCATAAGGAGGATAATATGAAACAGATTATCAACGGGAAGCGGTATGATACCGCTTCTGCGGTCCGTATCGCAGGCTGGGACAACGGTTACGGGCAGGGTGATTTCAGCTGGTGCAGCGAGGAACTGTACAAGACGAAGACGGGTGCATATTTTATTGCAGGAGAGGGCGGGGCGATGAGCCGGTATGCCCGGCCCTGCGGGGATATGACAGGGGGAGGGAGCGGGATCACTCCTTACACGGAAGAGGAGGCCCGGGAATGGTGCGAGAAACACGGGCTTACGGACGCGCTGGAGACTTTTTTCTCTGCATCCATAGAGGATGCGTAGGGCGGATTTTATACAGCCCCGTACGGGGCTGTAATTTATATGTGGAGGAAAAGTATGAGTGAGGCGGAGATGCTTCTCGCTGCAATGCTGTCGGGGAATGGTAAGGATGACGGGGACGGGGACAGGATGGTTCCGGTAACGGAAAAAGATGTCGGAGGATTTCAGCCCATTAAGGATCTTAAACCGGGAGACCGTGTTATGCTCCGTGGCGAGCATTTTAACAGGTATAAGTATATTTCTGCCGGGGCGGTGCTTACCGTTTTCCGGACGGGTGTGTTTACTACAGAGAAGGACCGTAGTGATACGGATCAGGAGGATTTTACTGTGCTTTTTGCGGATAAGAAGCATATTGTGGAATTTTCTCTTGATTCCCGCAGATTCATGCGGGCGGAGGACAAGTAGGAAAGATTATACCCGTACCATGGCGTACGGGTATTTTAAGGAGGGTGAGGGTATGGGTGATGATGCAGTCCGGGTGGATGAATGTTTCGGACGGGATGTGGTGACGTTTCCATGCCGCCCTGAGAGACAGGTGTTCAGTGCTTTTTCTGCCGTATGGGAGCAGAACGGGTACCGGTACGAAGGTGACGGCCGGGATCCGGACGGATCATACTATGTTGTGCTTGCGCTTAAGCAGCCTGGGCTTAAAATAGGATTTTAAGGAGAGCTTATGAAACTTGAGGAATCCGCGGGATCCGTGGTAAGGGATCTTATGGCGTCGTCCGGGCTGCAGGCACGCGGTTATACGTGTCTCAGCGCGGAACCGGTGGATCCGGTGCTTAACGGGGAGGGGTATGGTTTCATCATCACACCCAGGGGGAATATCCTGGAGATAAATTACAGCAGGGTTAACGGGCTGCACTGGACTTTTGTCTATAAGCCGAGCGGAACCTGCGGGTCGGGGTGCTCGTGTCTGGCCGTAGAGCATGAGTATGATTACGGGGATGTGGTGATGGATTATGGAACGGCGGTTCTCAGGGAGGATCAGGGGGAGGCTTTTGCCCGGAAGCTTCATGCAGTGCAG